TTTCACTCCATGTTATTGCCGTTGCATCCTTAACAGTTATAGTCAAAGGTGTTGCATCAGGCGTTACATTTGCTTTACCAATCAATGTAACACTTCCTGTGTTTAACGTCAATTGGTTTCCAGACACTGTTGCATTAGCTGCTGCATTAATTACTACACTTCCTGCAGCTAAAGTTAGTCCACTTCCTGCAACAGTTACATTAGCTGCAGCGTTAATTACTACGCTCCCTGTAGCCGCTGTTAAAGAATTTCCTGTTACATTAACAAGGGCACCTGCTAGTGTTGTTGCTGCACCAATAGATAATGTTAACGGATTACCTGTTACGTTAATTGAAACGTTAGGATCAAATATGCTACTTGAAATCGGTAGCTCGGATATAGCACTAAGACCGAGCATTTATTACGCTCCTGGTTTAGTTGGAAACTCTACAGCCTCTACTTGTTCAACAGTTGTCAAC